GATACGATCAACACCACTAGCGTTATTACTTCTCTGTCTGTATTCAGTCAGTAATTCAGTTAAAGCTGAAACTGATGTAATAGCACAACCCAATGCTGTAGGTAACTCGTCAATAATTAACCAAAATATGAATATCAACAATGGTTTGACTGGCAAACAGCAGTTTGGAACGCTTGTTTGCAGTCAACCTACAATGGCAGTAACACCTTTTTATACTGGTAATGATGCTCAAGGGGATGAAACTTATAGCATAAATGAGGGTTGGGGTGTTCAGATGAGTTTTATGATACCTCTAGGAGATAATCAAACTTGTAACGAGTTGTCCAAAGTAAAGCTAGAGTTAGCCAAAGAAGAATTAGACAAGCAAGTGCATGATAAGCAATTAGTGAGAGTTTTAAAGTGTTCACAATTGCACGCTGCAGGTTATATGATAAATCCTAAATCAGAATTTGCTTATATCTGCAATGATGTAATAAATATAAGAAGTTATGTAAAAGCAAACAAAGAAAAATTTAAGTAGCTAGTTTAGACGCCACATAGACAGGTATGTGTACTCTAGCTACCTTTTTTATTATCTATCTTATCTTTTACATTTGCGACCTCTTTTTTAAGAATTTTAGTAAATATTTTTTTAAATATTTTTTTAATTTGATTTAAAACTGCTTGACCTGCTATACCACCTGCAACAGATACAACTGAGGCTGTACCTGCTGCGATTACACTTGAAGCAATAACCTCTGGTGCGGGTATAGGCATTTCACCGAAAAATGGTAAATTAAATGTAGCAACTGTTTCTACATTTGAAGTATTTTCTAAGTTTTGTGGCAGGTTCTTTTGTATCTGTTCTGGGTTT